CAACCAATCTAAATCCGAACTATCGCCAGTCTCTTCAATGTACTTGGCGCACATTACGGGCATTTGTTCCAATAGGTATTTGTGGGTTTTGGACTTAGAACTTACTTGCAATCCTAACTCCCGCATGGTTTCAAGATTGAGAGGGAGTTCTTTGATTTTCACCCAATCCAACTTATCAACACGGGCGATTCTGTCTAGTTTTCTGAGAAATTCTGAGACAATTTCTTGATTGTTTGTAGCCTCTAAAAATGCCGCGTTTTGGCGCGGATCTTCCTCTGATTCTTCGGGTTGAGCGCTAGTTTCTTCCATGTGCTTTACCAATTCCACTAATGGTAATTCACCGCGTAGTTTTAACAACTCTTCAGTTATTTTTTGATTGGCGATAGTTAACTCTACAATGGTCTTTTTGTAGCCTTCAATTAAATTGCTGCTAGAAGTTTCTTGGTTTATGTCCAACCGCTTTAGTTCAAGATCCGCCAATTCCTTCCGAGCGTCAAAAGATTCTTGATTGGCGATCGCTAAACTGTCGCGGACACCTTTCAATTCTTCAGAAACTCGTAAACTGGCCGCAGTTAAATCGGTGATTTTTTGTAGTGCCTCATTACGCTCTTTGGTTAAATCGTCAATCTGATCTTGAGATTCATTTAATTTTTCTTGAGGTAAAAAGTCTCCGGTGATTGTACTGAAAATTGTTTCAGCCCACGAAAATAAACTATCCTTTCCTACCCCCGCTTCTTTCATCTCAACAACACATTCCCCAATCTGCTCAACAATCCTATTCGCACAGGTAGAGACGCGGTGCTTTTGGGTTTCCAGTTCCGCTAATTTAGCTTTGAGTTGTTCGATTTCGCTGTCAAACGGTGTTGTGATATTGAATGTCATTTGTTTGCCCTCTTGTGGTAAAGTTTGTGTTTGTTCCCATTCAGTCCAGGCGATTTCGTAAGCTGCAATACTGGCGAAATCGTCCGGGTCTGGTGGTTCGTTCGTGTCTTCAAAGAAGATTGTTAGTTGCCCGTCGGTTTCTTTTTGAAAATCCGTGTGTCCGAAATGGGCAGGATTCCAGGGGATTAGATCGTCATCATCCATTGAATTTAACTCCTAATTTGGCGCGGATGTAGCGAGATTAGTAATGTATCCATGATTAATCGCCTCCTAAGTATTAGACTGAACTTGTCGCAAAACTTCCACTTGCCGATCAAAACTTGGCGCATTCTCAGGGTTGTCGTGAAACCCCAAAATATGTGATTGGGGAATGGTGATTGATCCTAATCTTTCATCTGAATCTTTGCGCCAAATCATAGCGATAATTGGCACTGAATCCGTCTGCCATTGCTTACCATCCTTACGTTTTCTAAATTTGAATCTTGGGTAAATTAAATCTAAATTGCGAGGGTTTGCAAACAACCATTGTCCGCGTTCTTCTGTTGGTTCGACAAACGATAGTCTTAAGAAGAAAACCACGCCCAATCGCGCATGATTTAAGCTGTTTTTGAGAATTGGTAAAGCTGCATTAAATGGCGGATTTGTGATAATCCAATCAGCTTCAGGCAGTTGTTCCCATGACTTTGGATCAGCCGCGTCAAGGTTAAAATCTGCATCAACCGACGGGTCTAGATCGTTTGTCCAGTGATAGCCTACCTGGTCAAAGTAGGGGAGTAAATTTGATATATTCCCACTACCTTTACAGGGTTCGCCGACGATGCCCTCTAATTTGACGTAATTGGGTAAATGGGTGACAAACCAGTGGGGACTATCGTAACGGTCAAAATCATGACGTTTCATGATTGGTTTTGGGATTTCTTCTACGGGAAAATCTAAAGTTAATTGGTTCATCTGTCGTTCTTAATTCTTGCTGGTGAATATGCGGCTCTGTTCTTTGCATATTCCCGAATTACCTCGCAATATCTCACAGCCGATTTAGGGCTATAGGAATGAATAAGTTTCGTTTGATGAATTTGTCCGACAGTCATTTCTGGGAATTGCGACAAAATTTCATTAATCCCAATCTTGACTTGTTCTTCAGGTTGTCCAAATAATTTGGCAACTTTGTCAATGGAATTATTGCTAATTCGCTTGATCAAAAGTATGTCGTTTTTAGGTGTCCATGTTGGCTCTACTACTGGATCTGTTATTGATTCCATGCTTGATTCTATGCTTGATTCTATTGTTGGTTCTACGGGTTGTTTGACATCGTTGAAACCAACAAAATTTATCAGCGATCTTGTTGGTGTAGGTAGTGGTAATGGCACTAAATCTATTTTCAGTAGTTCCCTCCTACGTCGTCCAGCAGTTGGAATGGAGACTCCCAGCTTTTCCGCTGCTTGGTGAAGATAGCCTTGTAAGCAAATCTCCTTTTCCTCTTCTGTGAAGATTTTATGATGTTTTAGTTTCTTTGGAGAAACGCCTAATGCTTTGCATCTATGGTCTATTTGAGTGCGAGACGCTTTAAGTGTTTCTTCTAACTCTGGATAAGTTGAATCATTCCCGAAAGTAAGTAAATAATTGTCCTCTTCTTGCGTCCATTTCTTATAGTTTGTCTTGGGTTGTTTTAGCTGTTTCACGCTCTTCCCCTCCATTCTTTGCTTGTGATATCGGACATTTCTGATGTGAATATTTAGGATTTTGGCAGCTTCACGGGGTGAATTTTCTGCGATAATCTTCAGTTGCTCTGCATTCATGGTTAATATTTGGGTTTAGATAAATTCATAAACTTTGATGTTGACAGATCAGCCAACATTGTCGCTATTTATGGCTAGTATTGTGGTTTGGATAAATTCTTGAATTGAGCCATCGGGGCATCGTACAAAAGCTTGATTGTTCCTGTTCCAGAATCACGTCCCTTAGCTACAATCACCTCCCCAATTCCTCTATCTGGGGTATCAGGATTGTAGTATTCATCTCTGTAAAGTAAAAATACAAAATCAGCGTCCTGCTCTAAAGATCCCGATGATCTAAGATCACTCAACATTGGGCGTTTATTCTGTCTTGATTCAACCGCTCGATTTAGTTGCGCCAAACCAAATACAGGACATCCAAAACCAGTTGATTCTGATGATAGATTCTTCAACAACCTTGACGCTTTTGATATTTTTGATTGCTCATCTTTTGCATCCTCTTCTGTCCCTGCCAAGATGTGGATATGGTCAACAAAAATTGCACCGGGCTTTTCTCCAGTTCGTGCTATTAATCGGCGGATACTGCCAGTAATATCAAACATATCCATTTGAGAATGATCGCAGATGTATAACTTTGATTCTTCGGATGTCTCTATCGCCATTAATATTCGCGTCCAATTATCGTCATTCATGATCTTCGGTGTTTTTAGTCGCGCACCTTCTACCCCTGATAATCGAGTTGTCAACCGCCGCGCCAACTGTCTTCTGTCCATTTCTAGTGAGAAGAAAAATACAGGTTTGTGTTGATTATTTTGCTTAGATGCAATATTCCAGGCGATATCTACCCCAATCGCTGTTTTCCCCATCGCAGGCCTTCCGCCAATCACTACAAATTGATTAGGCTCAAAGCCACTAGTTAGAGCATCGAGATCATAAAATCCTGACTGGATTGGGACGGCTTCGCCTGATAGTTTTTTCTCCATATCGGAGTACATTTCTTGCATAGCCACTGACACATGAAGTAATTCAGGGCGCTCATCGGATTGGGATTGAGTCAGATCAAATACTGATTTTTGGGCTTCTTCCAGAATCTTTGGAAGTTCAATTTCTGTGCTGTAGGCAAGCTTGATATTGCGGTGGGAAATTCGGATCAATTCCCGCCTGAGATATTTCTCGTAAACCAATCCTGATAGAGAATCAATATTTACCGCTGATACAGTGCGGTCAATCAAGGTGGCCATTTTATTTCTGCCACCAATTGATTTTAGTTGGCTTTCCTTGGTGCGAGGATCAATTCTGTCTGACAGGTAAGATGTCACGCTTAAAAGGTCAGTTGGCTTTCCTTTTGAATGAAGATCCAGCATTGCTCTATAAATCGTTGCGTGGCAATCAATGTAAAACGCTTCTGCCGGTAATCGGTCGCAAATTCTGGTTATTGCTTCAGGGTCTAATAGTATCCCGCCTAAAATTACTTCCTCAGCCTCTATATTTTGGGGTGGCAAGCGGTCGTACCCGTTGGGAGCGAAGTCTAACTCATTTGAAGTAAACATGATGCCTTATCCTTGATTTTAAGATTTAAACTTTTGACCAATCCCATGAGGCC